TAATGCATCACTTCTCATTCTTAATACCCTCCTTATATGTTGTTAATGTTAATCAAGGCATGCGTTTCAGGAAGAGAAACTTCAAGACCTGCTTCTGTTAGAATCAAATCTTTACGTAAATCTTCATCAGCCTGTTGAACATTAGTTGTTATTGCAGTATCACGATTCATTCCATTACCAACAAGTGGACGATATGAAACATGATCTAAGTCTACAAAGCACATATGTCCAGAAGCATTGTTTCTAAACAATGGCTCTTTAACTAATGAACATGAACCATGAACAGTATCAATCTTCATGACCTTATGTCCAAATGCACCTTGACTAGCCTCAAAATTATATTGAGACTTTGAAGCAGTTAAACTTCCTTCAGCAAATCCACTTATTTTATTAAAGTGAGATACAACTGGTAAAGAAGCTAAACACAACTTAGCATCAGAACCACCACGAGCTGGATCATACATTGTTTCAAATGCAGAAAGCAAGCCATCATAAGTCATTTCAGCAGTTGTATACATAGCTAAATATGGAACGCCTTCTGAATAAGAGCCTATGCTACCATCAGAAATTGAGCCATTTTGAAGTATATGACCTACAATACCTTCTGTATATTGAATCCCACCTTGTGAACCACGCATACCAAAGAGCATAGCTCTTTCAATATCCACTTTATGCTCACGTAGTTTGAGATTCCAAATACGTTGCCATTCATCAGCATATCCACGATAGACAGTTGCACGAGCTGTATTAGTCATTTCACAAGCTGTTTTAAAGATTTGGGTATAACCATAATCATTATCTAGCTCTTGTGACCATACATCAGGAGCACCTGATCCTTGTTCATAAGATGTACCAATAACAACACATTCACCATTATCATCAAGTGTGGTTGTTGAGCCATCTACAGATTGAATTGTAGTTACAAGGCAAGTTGTATCAGAACTGCCATGAGTAACTGACTCAATTCTACCTGTAGCTTGTAATAAAGCTTCATTGTCATCACCACCACCTGAGTTAACATTTTGTGCGAATTGAACAACCATTCCTTTGATAAGCCAACTAACAGCTGCGCCACCACTGGTATCAAATGTAAGTGTTGTTGTACTTCCAGGGACTGCTAACGAGCCTCCACCTTTTTGCAAAAAGCTTCTATCTGTAATAGAAACTTTTGTTCGATCCTCTAGAAATCTAAACTGAGAATCGCTTGTTGGGACTTTCCCAACTTTTGACAAGTAAACGAAAAATGGTGATTCTTCTGGAGATAAATCAGCGACCCTATCACTGAAATCATACAGTCTTCTTGATGGTATAGTACTATCAATAACTGCACCAGGAGTACCAAATTTCACCTGTCCACTATTATAAGTAGCCATTTTCTAAACTCCCTTTTATTATTTTAATACATTACTTCGACCTCCAGCTCTTACTATAGAATCCCACATCTCATCTGCTTCAGACTTTCTCTCAGGCTGTGTACCTTGCAGTACTCCAGCAGGTTGAGGGTTAGCTTGATTTTCACGAATCTGATCTAAAGGATTCTCTACTGTAGTCGCTGGGTCTTGAGATACAGCACGCCACATTTTAAGTACATTGTCCAAGCCATATTCAGATGGATGCTTATCAGCAAACTCAAAGAATGAATTTACTTCTTGCTCGTTTAGTCCTTTTGCAACTAAATCAGCACGAAGACTTGTTCTTCCTTGCTGTGCTTTAAGTCCACCAACAGCTTGTTCAACTGCACCATTTATGGTGCTTTGCATCTCTTGCATCCTAAATTGATAGGATTTCGATGATGGGTCATTGTAGGCTTCCCAAGGATCAAATTCATCAGGCTTTAAAGCTATATGTTGTTGTTGAGCATTTGGTTGACCACTCACTTCTGCTGTAATTTTTTCGACCAGCTCTGGACGTGATTCCAAAAATTTCCCAATTTTCTCGTATTGCTGTAACTTCTGATTCTCAGCATGGAGTTTATCCTTCTCAGACTGGTGGTACTTAGCTTGAGCCTCCCAGTCCATTGTAGAATTCTCCTGTTGAGCTGTTCCTTCATCTTGCCCTACTTCTGCTTGCTCAACTTGACCACTTTCGTGATTGTCGACAACAGAAGCGATAACGTCTTTATTTGACATTTCATTACTCCTTTGTTTGCAATTTCCCAGAACCTTTTTGAGCTTGACTACGTTTCTTTTCTGCATCTGTCACTAAACGTAATTTCTCAGATTCGAGCTTGACTGCGTTAGATAATTTATCAATGGAAACTGTATTTTTAGTTTTGGAGTCGAACTCTTGTTCTTTAAGTTTCCCTTTAAATTTCTCAACCTCAACTTTCTTACGTGAAGATACTGACTCACGATGAGCTGTTTGAAGATCCCCACTAAGTTTCTTAATTTCTTCTTGAGCACCTTGCAATTGTTGTTGAAGTTGTGCAATAAGGTCAGTTCTCTGAAGAACTCCCTCTTTATCAAAAATTTCTGTTTTCTTCAATGCTTCTACTTTATCAATTAATCCTGCCTGATATGCCTCCATGTAAATATTCCATTCACCCCACTTGTTAGATGGCATGGTAGAGTTACCAATAACCCTTACATCAAAAGCACCAACACCTATGTCATTTTCTATTGTCTGAAGCTCCTTAGTCTTATCGTCATATAACTTCTTATTAATAGTATATTCAGTAAGATCATTGTTAGGTTGAACGATTCTAAATGTTTTTTGGAAAGTATAATGAGATTTTGACAAATGATACATTAATTTTCCAAGCCTCTTCAAACTAGCTTCAACATCTCTTAACTTTGATTTTGAACGCCTTTGACCAAAATCTTCCATCATCATTGTTCCAGACGATGTTCTAGGTGCAGCACCTGCATCTCCTTGCTGCATCTCAAATATTCCAATGTTTAAATCTATGTAATGTTCCACCATCTGTGGCAATTGCAGTATAGATCCAGCAAGTGGTTGTGGGGATGGGAAATGAGGCTCTCCAAATGAAGCGTCATATTCAATTGTTGCATTGGGATTCGCCCAATCACGTTCAAGTTCTTCAATATCCTGTACTGAACCTTGAGGAATTAACAACTTCAGTCCTGACGATGCCTGTGCATGCGAAGTAATTAAAGACATAACTTTATTCAAGAACCTCTGAAATCCCTTGTTTTTTCTCACATCACTCATTGGATATGGAGTGTTAGTCCAAATGTTTGGAACAGGCACTAATGGGAAGATGTCAGTATCTAAAACACTCTCATATAAAACAATCTGCCCAACAATGCAAGTAACCTGTATCCTAGTTTGCTGTACTTCGACAATATCAAAAAGACCCCTATCAAATGCTTCAGCAGTCCTTTTGTCCTCTAAAAGCTTTTGGAGATTCTTATTGTCTAAAATTTTCTCTTTACCAGTCTGAAGATCAACAACTCTAAAGAAAGGCATCTTTACTTTTCTAAAATCTTCAATTATTCTATATTTTTGAGATTGAGATCCATAATCATAATCTTTAACTATATCTGGAGTAAATGACATTCCTTCTTGTCTATTTTGAGATGAAGGATAATCTTCATCATCAATCCCAATATTTTCAATTTCATCAATTAAAATCTTACCTTCTTTGTCTGGAACACCTAAAGATGGATAACCATCCAATAATTGATCTCTTGTAAGGATTGTAGACAATTGCATTCCTGATGCATCGTCAAACCACTTGTTTCTACTGTTAGGATCTACTACAACACGAAATGGGTCAACATAGGTGAACTTAACTTCACCACGACCATAATCAGCTTCAGGATCTATGTACCCATAAAAATAACCTAAACCAGCAACAGAGAAGTCGTGAATGACTTGTTTGAATACTTCATCACCATCTGAGTTATCCCATATGTATTCTAATATTGTTTTCCATACATTCCCTAATTTAGTGTCTGAGTCTTCTCTGCCTACGGCAGAAAATTTTGGGGGCTTTGAGGTAATGATTGCCTTGAACTGTTCTATGGCAGCATAGAGACGATCAATGGGCAGACCCATTTGATTTCTCTCTGCAAGTTCGCTTGCCTCCTGATCAGTAAAATGATTACCTAGATAGAAATCTATATCCTCTCTAGCTTGCACGTCCCAATCAGCCCTTGCATCGAACCATCTCCTATAGCGTTCTTTTATCTTTCCTGCTCTTTTATCCTCTTTAATCATTGACGTAATTTATTCTCATTTTCGTGTTTATTCAAAATTAGGTACGCTTGCCTGTTATCCAGTTATAAGCCTTACGTGCCTTCATGTAAGTTCCATCTTTTTGCTTTTCTTTCTTCTTTTTACCAGCTTTTGGATTACCTCTAGCATATTGAGTGGAAAGCCAAAATGCATCAATAATGTCATCGTGTGAACCTTTAGGGAAATCTAAAAGCTCACCAACGAACTCATGATGCTGTTTTTTAAGATGAACTGCTCCAGCCTTGAACATTGGCTGAAGTCCTTCAAATAATCTATCTTTTTTCTTCTGAGTATAACCTTTTATACCTTGTTCGATACCTGGAACAAAGAGACCTTCCTTTTTACTGCGTTTTTGTACATAGTCTCTAAGCATCTCCTGATATGCAATTGTTTCAATATTCACTCTTCTTACTGGCGAATACCTTTTAACGATCTCAAAAATCTTGTCTGCACAATCCATTGGTAGAACCCTTTCACGCCAGTACTCAATAACATAATAATCATACTCGGCAGTAACACCAATAACCATGATAACACTGAAATCGTTGTAATTAGCAATAGATGAAGCAGGATCAACCCCAATGTAAATGTTGACATACTCTGTGTGTCCATCATCGAATTTGATATACCAGCTATCTGATGCTTCTTCAAATCTAATATTCCCTCTGTAATATGAATCATTTATGTCTTCTTCAGCAAAAATCTGATCTTCTGGTGATTTTGCCTGATTCATGTACTCCTGGTAGAATTTTGCAGGAGTTCCACTATCAATGTAAAACTGTTTACGTTCTTCTAATTTTTCCAAAGGCCACCTTGAAGGCCAAATAGGTTTCCCTTCTTCAATTGCCTTTTGTGTATATACATCCCAAGAGTAAGATTCACCAGTCTTTTCGGCATCTCTTGCTCCCATGACAAGCCCATTTAAGAATGAATCCCAATGGACGATAGTGCCATTACACCACAAGAATCCATTCTTATCAAAATCAATTGCTGGGAAAACAGCTGCAGTCACCCAGTTCTTAATCTGCTGTCTAGCCTCTGGAGTCTTTGTGTTTAGTTCAGATTCAAAATCATCAAGCACCATTCCAGTGAAACGTGTTGATAACTGTTTTTTACCTCTAAGTCGTTGATTAGCCCCCTTGGCGATCATTCTACAGCCATTTGTTAAAGTAAACTCAGATTTTGTCCATTTGTTCCCTTGAAGGTCTCCAAAGTAATAATCTATGGCAGGATTGAGTTCTATGTGATTCATTACCCAAGACAAGTTATCAATTGCTTGGTCTTGTGCTTCTCCTATCCAAGCGATGAATTCTGGTCTATCTTTAGTGGCAAATAAGAAGCGATGAAGGATGGCAGTAGATGCCAAAGTTGATTTTGCATGGTCACGAGGTAATACTAACCCAATTTGCTGTTTTGTCTTATCTAGGAGGAGCTTCCCCACCTCCACATGAAAATCAGGTGTTGCAGAGGCGAGGAAGTCTTGAGGAGAGAAAAGCTTTCCAAATGCGATTAAGTCCTTATATGCCAAGGAGAGAACTTCTTCGTTCTTGGAAACATTCCCATGTAAATTTAAATTAGACAATTACTGTCTTACCATTTCCATTGCCATTGTAACATAGGCATGGAACAATTGGGCGATATAGTTAATATCAGCAAAAATTACGTACAACATATACATTATCAGACACATCCATACAATAAAAAACAATTTAGTCAAGTTTATCTTCATAAATGATGTGTTTACACACGTCCTCCTCACAATTATAATTTTCTTTATGTCCAACGTGGAAATGATCAACATCGCAATACTTAGGGCAAAAATCGTACCCAGCTATTCTAACCATCAATGTGTCTCCATTTCCCACTGCATGTGGTTTTGGTTTAAATCTTTCTGTTTCCAAGGCAATGAGCCAAGCCATTATTCCAATCAATACTGTTTCCCATAATATCATGCCTCTCCTCTTTGACTTGTTTCTCCAAGAAACTTCATTAAATGATTCTCAGTGTCAAACTCAGACTGGCAATGAGGACAAAGCCATCCTATAACCTCGTCATAATCCCCTAAAAGTCCTACTCTTTGCGTAAATGTGTCATCTAAGTACAGTTCTTGGTTGCAAATAGGGCATGGATCAGCTGGCTTCTTCTTTTTTTGCTCCTTTGTCTCTTTTGGCACTTGCGATAAGTTTTGGTTTGCCATGTTTAGTTACCTCATCTAGTTGTTCAGGCGAAAATCCTGCCCATATTTCCACTTTTTCTGATTTTTTCTCCTCTGAGTCAAAAAGACCAGACATTTTTGCTAGACTATCAAGCGATCTAAGCTTACATGTGTCACTTTCAGCCAAATCAGCAATTGTCTTGTACCTTTCGATGAGCCAACTATCAGTAACACCTTCATTGTCTAGCAACGCTCTTCTCTCTTTTGTAATCATTTTGCTAACTTCCTCTGTTTTTAAAAGACTATTTGTCTTTTTCTTAATATATTCTTCTGATTTTGCATCAGGGTACGCCATTTTGTAGGCTTGAATAACATCTGTACCAGCAGCTACGTACCTTGCAAAAAGAACTTCTTTTGAATTATGCCCTCTTTCTCTATAATCGTCTTGACTGCGATTTGTTCCAGATAATGAGTATATGTTTTCTGGAATACCATCTTCACCAAGCATCTCACGATCAAACCTTTCAACGACATAAGTACCACAAACTGTTCGTATAAACGTCTTTGTGTCTCCAGATTTAGGCGTTACTGCATTTTTTCTTAGGATCTCACACACAAAACCATCATCTGTAAAAACCCACTCATTTTCCTCACCATGTCGCCAGTTATGACGAATTGGTACATTAGGATGGTCTATCATAAACTCAGCCTTGTCATTGTACAAATGATGCTTTTTGCCTTTTATCTCTTTAAAATCCATAAATAAATTTAGAATACATTTATATTTCTTGCAAAAACGATTTTTCCATGCTATATTATAATATATATTATATAATATATATATTACAATGTTCCATATTGTAATAGATTATTGTAGTTTATTATGTCGAAGTTTGATTTTTATCACAAAAATAGCAATTTTCAAAAAATTACATTAGAATGAGTGTGACTCTTTTTTTATGATGTCGCCCCCCCTTACTTTTCCTCATGGGGTTGGATTTTTAGTTGAAATTTTGCCATGAATTGAAAATATTACTTTTTGTCATTGAGATTGAGTCTTAATTGCAACTAGCAATAAATCAATAAAAATCTGATCATATTAATAATAATTTATAATTTTAGCATTATTATAAATAATTATTAATATTTAAATAAATGTCATAAATCGCCAAGCTCCATATTAGCCATTTAACAGGCTTTTATGTGCTACCCTTACATGACTTCATTAAATCAATAAAAACGCCTGGATGATGCCTTTCCTGGCTTAATACACATACATATATATACTATCATATTCTACTACACCCTCGCCACGTGTTAACAAATAAATTATTTTAATAAATATAATCTTTTTCCTTGCTTTATATTACTAAATACATTTAGTTTTTTTATGTTAATTATAACTATAAATAAAGGATAAATAAAATGTTACTAACTGATAAAAATAATAAAAAGTTTGTTTGTGTTGTCAAAGTTTGGCATGATAAAATAAATGGAAATACTTACCATAACATTAAATTATTTATGAATAATGAGATTTTAGTAAGTGGTGTTACGTATGGATATGACACACAATACGAGGAAACAGCATATCATTGTTTTAATGCTAATGAGAGTTGGAAAGATAAGCCATTTAGATACCCTAATAAATACGTATTTAGAAATACAATTAATTTTGAAGTAATAGAAGTAAAAACCAAAAAAGAGCTTAAAAAGTGGAATGATGATGAAGACCATAAAAAAAACATTATCTATAAAAGTGCAAGACGAGAAGAGTTAACTAGCTGTAATTAAAATTTAATAAATATTAATAAAATAAAGGATAAATAAACATGAAATGGTTAGATAATAAAGGAATTTTAGTAGATCCAAATAATAATGAATTTTTATGTGTAATTAATAATATTGATAATTTTATAAAATGTTGTAAAAGATTAGATATAAATAATATTGGATTAAATAAAGATAGAATAAGATTGCATAAACTTTCATTTAAAGCCATAGAATTATTAAATGATAAAATTAATGATATTGACATAAATAATAAATGTAGCGTAGAAATTGACGTTGGGACTGGTTTAGATATAAAAAAT